GGAGCAGGTAACTCAGCAGGCATTTCGCCACCAAGGTCAGCACTCATGTCATCACCGGGTACAGCAGGTGCTTGTCCAGTGACCACACCCAGGGCCTGGTCCAACTGTTGTTTGGATGCTTGTAGATTTTGCAACAGGGCTGACAAGGCAGCACTGGCATCACCGTTGAACTGTGTGGCTTGGTCAGGACCAACTTGATTCTTTATCTGATCTACCAGGGCCGGCAAGTCTTTGAACTGCATGGCGCTGACTTGTTCGCTCATCTTTTGTACTTCATCGACCATGTCCTGGGCGGCCAGGACCACTTGAGCCTGTTGTACTTCGCTTTCAGTGACTTGGCGACGGCTTTCGGCCATGCCCATGGCCGGCATGTTGCGTTGTTGTTGCAAGGCACGGATCTGATCTTGCAACTGCTTGATCTGATCGTCAATTTCTTTTCTTTTCTGTGCTGTCTGCATGGCCATGGCTTGAGGATTTGGTTGTCCAGCAGGTTGTGCATCCAGCTCCATGATCCTGGCGCTGAGAGCTTGTTCCATGACCACCAGTTTCAAGTAAGCAGGATTTTGCTCGCTGCGATGGAATTCTGGAGTGCGGCGATGTTCAGCTACAAGTCCACGTACACGGCGTAACATGTTAAGTGCCTGTGTCTGGTCGATTGTGTCAAACGTCACACGGTCGCCAAAGTAGCTTTCAAATACCTTGGCGGCTTGTTTTGTTGGGTTGGCCACGGCCAATTCGTTGAGTTTCATTGTTAAATCCTCGTTGTTGACTGTATTTAGCCCAATCTACGCATTTGGCCAAACGATTTTCAATCTGTTTTCTACGTATGATTTTGGTTTCTAATTTGATGCCCACAGGATCGCGAAATTCCCAGCGTCGGCTGCGTTCAGCAAGCGCAGTTCTCACGGCTATGTCGTTGTTCAAAGCTGTGAGCTTTTGATCCAAATCCTTGAGTTCGCGAGCCAGATTGTAGGCTTGATTTTTGTCGGCTATGCACCAGCTCAGTGCGCTTCTGGTATTGGAAAACACACCTACATCTGTGGCCGAGCAAAACACTCTAAATCCCCAGTCTTCGGGTATGATCTTGTAATGACCAAATACCTCGTAGACACCGTCGTCGTTTTGCCAGATCACATTGGGCATGAGATCTCTAAATTCCTGACGGAATATACGTTCTACTTCGCGTTCGGATATCATTTTAATACGTAGTGTGTGACGAGATATATTGTGGTTGCTACAAGCGCACCAATTATGCCCACGCCCCAGCCGATCAGTTGATCTGTGCGTTTTTCACTCATGCGCTGGACCATGTCATGCACTTCACGCAGTAGAGTATCTAGGTTGGATATTTTGCCTTCTACATGCTCAAATCTAGCTTCCAGCTGATTGTAGCGTTCAGCACACAATTCAACGTGTGCTTCCAGGCTTTTCTTTTCTATTTCAGTGGCTTCGCTCATGATCTATTATTTATGGTAATACAGCAAACCAAATGTTCTGTTCTGGACCTTGAGTTCTAAGAATCGGCATCAGATCTCTTCTGTTGTCCAGATCCAACAGCATGGGCACACCGTCGGCATCGGCTCGCAACACACTGACTGGGTCTACAAGATCACCAAACACACCTTCTTGCTCGGTTTCAAATTCAAACATCCAGCTGGTGCCCGAAGTATCGCGAACCGGCTGTGTGATGTCAAACAGTTGTGTGCGCAGGCCCAGGATCTGTGTCAAGGTTTCCCAGTTTCTCTGTTGATTTCTTGATCGGTTCCAGGTGCTCTGATCTACTATGACCTGGCCAGCACGATCTTGAAAAGGAACTCTGGTGTTGCGGAAATGTCCGGTCACACCTGTGGAAGTGATATCAAACAAGGTCTGGCACATGTATCTCATGGCTCTCTGCGTCCCAGCTCGTACATGATTTCAACCTGTTCACACAGACGGTCAAGTTCGGGATTGTCACGTCTGGCTTGAAATATGTCCACCCAGCGTTTTTGTTGTTCTAGCTCGACCAGCTCACGTTGTAGACCAGGGTCTTGCCAGTGCAGTTCTCGATCCCGGGAACCAGGATGTCGAGCATATACAGTGCGGCCCCCGTCGGGGCTTTCGAATATGGTGACCTCGGTTATTTTGCTGACCTGCATGATTGTATTTAACTATTATAACACTGGTGGTTTAGAAGTCAAACAAAAAGCCCCTTGCGGGGCTTTTTGATAATCGAAAAGATTCGATTAGGATGCAGCCAATTTGAAACCAATGCTTGTGCATGTGTCCAACTGATAGCCTGCATAAGTGACGTTGGCAGCGGCCAAGAACAACGCTGTGCTTGTTGTTGTTGGAGGATTTGCTGCACTGTCACCAAATGCGCCTGTTGGGTAGATACCAAAGCTGAGGACTGTGCCATCAACTTGATACATTGCAACTGTAGCTGTCTGCTGGATTGCTTGAATAACGTTAGAAACATACTCGTTAACGTCTTGTTGTGTAGCAACAGATGTGTTAGCTACAACGCGATAAAAGTCTAACTTAGGACCTGCTAGGTTAACAGGTGTTGCTGCTGTGCTTGCGTTTGCTGCAACAGGGTTGCGAACGTCGGTTGCAAATACTGGTTGTGCGCCACCAGATACGGGGGTAATATAAGCCATTTTAAATCTCCTTAGTATATGGTCACAAAGGACCTAACAATATTTACCTTTTGGGCAAAAAAAGAAGATTTAGGTAACCAAATTAGGGTTGTTTAGGATACGATTTCCTGCGCTGAAACCAAAGCGATTGACCAGCTTGGCACGGCCTGCAGGGGTGGCCAGCACCCAGCCTTCGTGTCCGGGTTCCTGACGATCCAGCTGTGACAGCATGTCCGTCTTGATTTCGTGTAGCAGAAGAAACGCTGTAAATGCGGCTGTGATACCCGACATATTGCTTCTAGGGCTCTGCAAGTATTCCACAATGTTGTTGTATTTTCTTGGTGTAACTGTTTTCTGTAACCATGTGCCAAAGTCTGACAAGAGATTTTCATAGTCAGAGGTTATTCTGCTATTCACATAGCGTTTGCATAACGCAGGCAAATCGCTGAGCTGTGCAGCACGCAGATCTGCAGGATTGAATAGGCTGTCTATGTCGGAGCCATGTTGGGTAACCACTGCCGACAACTGTTGTACCAACTGACGATTGGGTTTGACATTTTGTATGTCTTTGACTGTGGGTTCGACCAGTAACAGCCCTGGAACCTTGCGCAGTCCAGAATCTTGGATGGGTTGGGCAGGTGCGTCAGGAGATTTGTATCGGGTATGTACCGCTATGCCCACTTCGCTGTCACCAATGGCCTGTCCCAACCTGCTGCTGGCCGGTATGCGATATTCCACAAAGTTGGGCTTGAATTCATAGTTGCCAGAAACTTCTGGAGGTGTTTGTGTGTACAACAGATCGCCTTGTACATAGCCCTGGAAGTTTTTGGGTGTGGCCGCTTCAAGCATGGGCCACAGTTTTTCATAGATTCCAATCAGTTCACCACGCTCGCCACCACGCTGGCTCATGATTCCGGCCAACTGCGACATGCTGGTAGCACGTCCTTCGTAACCCTTGGCTGTAAATCCCGACTTGTCTGTGAGCACAAAACTCCCTTGCTCGTCACGACCCCAGATGATGGCTGGTTTACCGTCCCATTTGACTGTGGTATATTTACGGGTATCCTCGCCTGCATCACGCATGATACTCATGGCTTCTCGGATGCCACGTGTGCCACGATCAAACACTAGATCTTCAATGTGTGGTATGCGTGCTTCGGCTTCCATCAAGGTCTGTTCGATCAAGGGTTGCATGCCTTGATTCACTATGCGATCTCTCAGCTTGGACAAAAAATTAACATCTGATACCGGCTGATACAGTTCAGCACTTTCCAGGAATGGCAGGCCTTCGCGCTTCATGTGTTCGCGGAAGTCGGCCAGTTTCTCTTCGCGCTTGGGATCTGTACTGAGAGCTTGTAGTATTGTTTCCACTGATGCCAAGTCTTGACGTGTGGCTGTTCGATTTAGCAACATCTTGGCCACAGCATCTGGATCGTCTGTGATGATCTCATTGGTGTCACGATCAGCAATACCAGCTATCTGATTCAGCTTGTAGCCCATGCTTTTGGCTATGCTGTTCATCAGCACGTTGCGTTCTTTGCCCTTGTATTTTGAATCTGCGGGCATGGCGCCCAACACAAACTTTGACCAAGGAACATTTTGCAAGAACATGAAATCTGTTTGTACGAAACCGCTGTCGGGATTTCCGTTGATAGGGGTTCGAAAATGCACAGCCGTGCCGCTTTTACGCACCCATTCGTCGGGTTTAAAACCGTGGCTCTGTGCCCAGCGTGTGAGCTGTGCTACCATTTGTTCTTTGGTTACCTGTGCTGTATCCACAGCGATGTCAAGATCTCCCGACGTGGCCTTGATTCCGGTGCTGCCCAAGGTATTGTTTTGTAAGTCTAGGCCTGGTACCAGTTCTTCTAGCCAGGCCAAGGTACTTTTGACATCTGTTTGGTTGATGCGTTGTGTGAGTGCGCGACCTTGATCGTCTTTGAATACGTTGCCACCTTCGGATATGATTGCCATTATCGTATTCCTAGAGCCTGTTTGATAGCCCGAGCCGCCATGGGATTTTGTGCCATGTTTTTGATGTCTTGGAACTGACGATCGCTGATCACCCGACTCAAAGGATTGTCACCTGTGTTCATAGGAGCAGACACAGTGCCCGGCATGTCTTTTTTGATGTCTGCTGAAATTTTCTGCATGGCCTGCATGGCTGTAGTGAAGTACTGTTCCACAGGCTTGGGATCTTGTGGATTGGTTATGATCTTGACCATTAGATCATTAAGCAGTTGTCTTGTCTTGGGATCCTTTCGCACCGTGTCAAGTGTCAAGGTTTGATTGGTTCCAGGAATCCGGCTGGTCAACTGTGAATTTGCCCAGGCCTGGAATTCTTTGGCTCGAGATCCTGTGAGTATGGTCTTGGGTTTAGCAGTGACTTGGCTGCGCACCGTGCCTCCTTTGGCGGTTGGACCAGCCACGGCTGCAAATCCAGTCTTGGGAGGTTCTGTAGTCTGGGTCTGTGCAGGTTGTGGTTCGGGTAATTTGCCTTGCTTGCGCATGGTTGCCACAATTGAGGCGTATTTGGGATCCTTGGGATCCACAGGCACACCACCAATTGAAATAGGTTCATCTTGTTCGGCCACTGGAGCCGGCAACTGTCCTGGCTGTGCAGGTGGTGGTCTATAACGTACCGGATAGTTGCTTCCATAAACCTGCCCCGATGGTGTGGGTTTGGTGGCATACTGTCCGGTAGGCGGAATAGGAGTGGGCGCAGACTTGAGCCTAGGCGATGGCTTTTTGCTTTTTAAAACTTGTAGCCATTGTTGGGCCAACTGCTGGGCACGTTGCGCTGTCTGTTGCGCTGTCTGTTGTGCCTTTTGTTGTTGATAGGCCGCAAGATTTTGTTGTGCCTTTTGTTGTTCTACACTGTCAATAGCCTGGCCGTAACCACGAGCAGTGGTCATGGCACCCGGAGTGTTGAGTACAGCACTGGCCTTTTGAAATGGTTCTTTTACTGCACCTGCGATGTCTTGGCCAATACTCCGTAGAATGCCGGGATTAGTTACTTCATGAATTTGCATCAGTTTTCCTTACGCTACGAGTAAATTTAGCAGGATCCCTGTGATTGATTGCATTCAATAATTTGCGTTTTAAATTTTCAGCCTGCTCTGGGCTATATGTCTGATCAATTTGTTCCAACAAACGTATGGCGCTGGCAATAACGTTGCTGGCACGATTTTCTATGACATGACGGTTGTCACGTTCAATATAGAGAGCATCTAATTCTTCTAGTAGGCTTCTTGTCTTTTTTTGCATTTTGGGCCAGGACCTTTTTATTATTTACCAGTATTTGTCAACAGATCTAGATCTGATCCAACCAGGTAAATGTGCGGGTCCAGCTGGTGCCACGTCGTCGGTCCAATTCAGTCAAATAATTTTTTAAATTTTGTATTTTTTGGGGCTGTAGCAGGCTCTTTTCCTGCTGTTTTGCCAGCCCTTCAAAGTGTAACTTTGATTGTTTTTGGAAATCATGCTGATCTGGCATCATGCTTAAAACTTTTTCGTAGTCATCGGCAAAGATCATGGGTCCAAAAACTTCAGGATGTAGTCCCGAATCTGCGTGTGCTGTGGGCAGTTCAAAACTCCAGTCTATGGGATTTGCGGCCCGTTGATTCCAGGCATTGATCCGTTCCACCAAGGCCGCTGTGTTTTTGATACTAAGGCTGGAAACACAGCTATTCACGCTTAACTGGCACCAAGGTTTGTCAAACATGTAGCTGAAATTCTGTTCCCACAAATCCAGATCAAGGCCATGGCGAGTGTACTGTTCTTCGGGTCCCCAGCCATCCAAGCTGGCAGTGAGTCGCAGGGTCAATATGGCCTGATCTTGATATAGTTTTTGGAACTTGAGTATTTTTTCCACAAACAAATCATGTGGGATCATCAAGTTAGAAATCACATTGATAGTAAGACTAGGATTAGGATGCTTGGCCCAAAAATCTATGCACTGATCCAGTTCCTTTTGCAGGAAAGGTTCACCGCCCAGTATGTGGAAATGTCTTATCACTGAGCTGCGATCCGAGCTTGAAAGGTATTCCCAAAGTTGCGACACCATGTGTTGGTAATCAGGATTTTTTCCTTCGTTGTTGCCAACACCGAACTTGTCTATACGTATCTCTCCAAACTTGTTGATCTCATTGGTCCACTTGCTGCTGTATTCAGGAGTGCAATACACACAGGTCATGTTACAAGTGTTGTTGAACCAAACTTCAAGAGTGGTAGGAGTCACTGCTGTGGCATTGCCGTCGATCAAAAGTTCGGGAGGAATTTTGTCCAATCCGTGCTGGCGATTCAGTTGCATCAAACGATCACTGGTTCCGCCAGCGTCTTCAATGTCTCGGCAGTATTCACAACCTTGCCCGGGCCACTGGCCAGCGATCATTTTTTCTCGGGCCTGTATTTTTTCTGGAATGTTGTGAAAATTTTCAAAATTGTCTGGATCTATAGGAAATCTATTACAGCGATGACAACTAGATGTGGTTCCGCTGTTTAACAACACCGAACTCCAGTTCCACTTCAACATGCAACCAGTGGCAGATTGCACAGGAAAAATCTTTTTTCCAGGATAAGTTTTGTAATCAGACATGGTCAAGAAGTTTTGATTTTGCCCAGCAACTGCTTGAGTTTGGCACTCTGCACATCGGCACTGATTTTGCCTACATCCTCAGTTGGCTGGTGATCCGAGTCTGGTGCTCTGAAATCTGCGGGCATGGTTCGACTCTGTGTTTTGATTGAATTCAAAATGTCGGGCTTGCGGAATGAGTTCACAGGACCTGCTTCTTCGCCGGGATCTGTAATACGCATGGTTTCGATATTGTAGTCCAGGTCAATTTTTTGTCCTACGCCTGTGCTACTACGACTCTTCATACATTGTATCTGATACTTGCCTCGTTCTCGCATGGCACGAGAAGTAAAGATACCAAACACGTTGTCTGCGGTATTGATCTTACTAATACCACCTGAAATATGACTGTGATCAAACTCAATTTCTTCCACAGCACTTCTATTCAACTGACTTGCCGTCACGAACAACACATTGAGTTCTTTGGCCAAGTTAC